GTTAAGAGATGGGCATTTGATGATAAGAGTTTTAGAATTGCAGATATAACAGATGATAAGGCAAGAGAATGGGCAGAAGGAATTGAAAAAGGACCTAAAACTACTATTATGGCAGGTAATTTGAGAAAGTTTGAAGATATATTCTTAGGTGTTGGTGCACAAGTTTTATCGTTTATGAGTTCAGTATTAACCGCTCAACCTGATAAAGCATTGCAAACAATGAGAAAAGAATTAGAAACTACCGCAAATGCAATTATGAATGGTGGAACGATAACTCAAATTAAAAAATTAGAAAAAGAATTAGCAAGATTGAATGCAATTGGTGGATTTGAAAAGATTGTACCGAGTGAAGGAATAGTATTTCAGTATAAAGGAAATGCTTACAAATTAACAGGAGCATTTGCACCTTTAAATCAGATACTCGGAATTTTTAAGTTTAGCCGATAAAAATATATATTTATATATAAAGTTATATTATGTTAATAAAGAGTAAAGGAAATAAAGATAAGAAAACTTGGATGCATCCTAGTAGAAAAAAGATTTTGGATGTAATGCATGGTAGAGATAATGGAAATGCTGTATTGGGTTGGGAAGCAGAAAAAAAAGAAAGAGAAATTGGTGATAGATGGGTAGATGCAGATGGTAAAGAGTGGGAACAATGTGATGGATTTAAAATGAGAGTTACTCAAATGGATGATGCTAGAAACTACATCAGTTCATTGGTAACATGTAAAGGAAGTGATTGTAAAACAATTGAAATGAGTAGAATCCATAAAAAGTTTATAAAACAAACTGGATTTTGTTTAGATTGTTTAGTAGAAAGAGAAGCAAAAATGAGAGAAAGTGGGTTATTTCAAAATTATGAATGGTGGAAAATGAACTCACAAACTTTAGGGAAACTTAAAGATGATTTGGCTCAATTTGAACAAGCAAGAAAAGATGTAGAAACGGTTCCAGCAATTGTAAATGAAGATGGAACTATTGAAAAATGGAACTTACCGGATAACATAGAGCAAATTAAAGCAGATATGGATTCGGATATTGAAAATATAAAAGAAATAATAATCAAATTCCAAACCGCAGTAGATGAGGATTGGGAAATAATAAAGGAGAAATACAATGAAATTTTTGAACATTAAAAATATTGCAATAGTTGTTTTAGCAGTAATTGTTTTATTAGAATATTTTAATCCAGGTGGGCATATGCCAGGTAGAACCGTTAGAATTGAAGGTAAAAAGTATGAAGTTGTTAAACATACAATAGACACGGTAGAAGTTATTAAAACAAAAGTAGTTACTAAAAAAGGTAAAGATATCTATCATGAAACAATTAAAGAAGTAGTTATTCCTACAATTGTAGATACAGCTGCATTATTAAGAGATTATTTTGCAAAAAATATCTACAACGATACTTTACATTTACCTGATAACTTGGGTTATGTGTTTCTAACAGATACAATTACAAAAAATAAAATTGAAGGTAGAACATTCACAGCAAAAGTAAAACAAAGAGAAATCAAAGAAACTATGATTGTTAAAGAATTACCTAAAATGCAAGTATATTATGGATTTAATGGTGGATTTAATAAAGCAGATGTAGTTTCACATATTGGAGCTGGTGTGTTAATAAAAACTAAAAAAGATAAAATCTATCAAATAAACGCTGGTGTAGCAAATAGAACAACTGATGGAACTAATGGAAAACTTTCACCTTATATTGGTGCTGGTGTTTATTGGAAGATTAAGTTGAAAAAATAATGAGTACTCCACAAAAATCCTTAAAGGATGTAATAAAGGAACAATACCAAAAGTGTGCAACTGATCCTGTATACTTTATGAAAAAGTATTGTAAAATCCAACATCCGATGAGAGGAAAGATACCTTTTGAATTGTATCCTTTCCAAGAAGATGCGTTAACGGATTTTGCAAATCATAGATACAATATTGTATTGAAATCTCGTCAGTTAGGTATCTCAACCTTAGTGGCGGGATATTCTTTATGGAGAATGATATTCCAAGAGGATTTCAACGTCCTTATTATTGCGAACAAACAAGATGTTGCAAAGAACTTAGTATTAAAAGTTAGAACGATGAATCAACTCCTACCTGTATGGTTAAGAGTTGCAGAATCGGAAGATAACAAACTTTCCCTTCGTTTAAAAAATGGCTCTCAAATTAAAGCGGTATCTTCAAAACCTGACTCTGGTCGTTCTGAAGCCTTATCACTATTGGTATTTGACGAGGCAGCCTTCATTGATTATATTGATGAAATATGGACTGGTACTCAATTGACACTTGCGACGGGTGGTGACTGTATTGCACTTTCTACTCCAAATGGTGTTGGTAACTGGTTTCACAAAATGTGGGTTGGGGCTGAAAACGGAACAAACTTATTTAATCCAATTAAACTTCACTGGACGGTTCATCCTGATAGAGGACAAGAATGGAGAGATGAACAAACAAAACAATTAGGTGAAAAACAAGCAGCACAAGAGTGTGATTGTGATTTCATTAGTTCGGGTGATAATGTTATTGATGGTGAATTATTGCAATGGTATACGGATAATTTAATTATAGATCCGGTTGAAAAGAAAGGATTTGATGGTAATTTATGGGTATGGAAACAACCTAATTACACAAGAACATATGTAGTAACAGCGGATGTAGCTAGAGGTGATGGTGCGGATTATTCTGCATTTCATGTTATTGATGCGGAAAGTTGTGAGCAAGTTGCGGAATATAAAGGTAAGATAGAGCCGGTAGATTTTGGTAATATGTTAATTACAATAGCAACAGAATATAACGATGCATTATTAATTGTAGATAATGCAAACATTGGTTGGGCAACTATTCAACAAATATTAGATAGAGATTATAAGAATTTATTTTGGAGTAATAAAGATGTTCAGTATGTAGATGCAGATACTCAATGGACAAACAAATGGAATAGAGAACAAAGACAAATGATTCCTGGATTTACTATTTCATCTAAAACTCGTCCTATGATTGTTTCTAAGATAGATGCATATATGAAAGATAAATCAATTATAATACACTCTAAAAGAACAATAGATGAGTTATTTACTTTTGTTTGGGTAAATGGTAGAGCAGAAGCAGCAAGAGGTTATAATGATGACTTAACAATGAGTTTAGGTATTGGGTTATGGGTAAGAGACACAGCATTGAGATTAAGAGGTGAGAGAATGGATTTGAATAGAAGTGCTTTAGGTGGATTTACAAAAACAGAATATTCAGATCAGGGTATGTATACTTCAACCGATTTAAAACAAAACCCATATCAAATGCAAGTTAATAAAGATGATTTTGAAGATTTAAGATGGTTACTTGGTTAAAAAATATATTTTGAAAAGCAATTTAGACATCAATAGAGTAAAAATACGATATCCATATTTACATTATTTTAATTTATTTAAAAAATATGGAATAGTAAATGTATCTAGTATAGAATTATCATATGATTCTGGCAAATGGTATACGGCTTTTCCATTTCATAAAGAATTAGTGGGTGATTATGAAACATCTTTAATTCCTATTTTTTTAGAATTTTTATTTAATACTTTTGGTAAAGATGTTTATTTTTATTACAATGAAGAAATGGAAGGATTTAATTTACCAAAATCAAAAATAAATTATGAATATAATAAAACATATTCAATGTTTGATTTGATTTCAGATGTATTTAAAGAACATGGTGTTGATGAAAAATATTTTTTAGTACACAATGGTAATTTAAATATTGATGCTAATTGGCCCTATGGGTTTACTACAATATCATCAATTGGACATTTTTATTTAAACAAATATCAACCTAAAGAATTTAATCCAAATAAAGTAATAGAAAAAAAATTTTTATTTTTAAATAAAATTGCAAAAAATGAAAGAACTTATTTGTATAAAAAATTAAAAAATAAAAACATATTTGATAATTTTTACTATACATATAATGCTATAAATGAACCACAATTTGATGAAAGTATTTCGTTAGAAGGTTCAAAAGTTGATACCAATGGTGGGATGTTACCCTTAGATTATTATTTTGAAACTAGTTTTTGTAATATAGTAACCGAATCTGAATTTTTTTCTGGAACAAAAGATATGCATTGTTATAAAACAATATTTTTTACAGAAAAAATAGCAAAACCACTTAATTCATTCAATCCATTTGTAATAGTAAGTTGTCAACACTCACTAAAAAAACTTAAAGAATTAGGTTTTAAAACATTTTCAAATTGGTGGGATGAAAGTTATGATGAAATTGAAAATGATTATGAGAGATTAGATAAAATTGCAGAAATTGTAGAAAAAATAAATGAATATACAATAGATGATTGTTATAGAATATATGGTGAAATGAAAGATACATTAATTCATAATGCTAATCTTTACCAAAAGTTTACTAATAAAGAATATAACTTAAAAACATTATTTAAAGAACCATTTAATACATTTGATTGTTTTTGGAATGATAAGTAAATATGATACTTCAAAGGTAGAAATGAAGTTTATTCATAAAGCAGCATATACATCATTTCTAAATTATAATATAATAAATTTAAATTCATTTACTTTGTCATATGATAATGGTAAAGAATATTTAGGATTTCCATTAAGTAAAGAATTAGTAACAAACATTGAAGAATCTTTGATTACTTTATTTATGGAATTTTTAATTAAAAAATTTGGTAAAAACAAACTTTGGTATTTAGCAGATATAAACGAAGGGCAAAATTTAAAATTATTCAAAGTTAATAGAGAATATAGTGAAAAAATAAATTCATTTGATTTACTTAATGAAATATTTGATTATCATAATATACCAAAAGAAAATTTAATTGTTCATACTGCAAATTTAAATACATCAGAATATTGGGATTATAAATTTACAACTTTATATCATGCACAACATTTTATAAGAAAATTTGAAGAAAATAGTTTGAATAAAAATAGATATTTTGAAAAAAAATTTGTATTTTTAAATAGAGTTGCTAAAAATCATAGAATGTATTTGTATGAAAAATTTAGAGACTTAGGTATTTTAGATAATTTTTATTATTCAATAAATGCCGAAAATAATCCACAATATCCTATATCAGTATCAATTGAAAATAGTATTGTAGATTATGAAACATTAATTAAATTAGGAAAAATTGATGTTTATGATAAAAGTTTTTGTAGTATAGTAACAGAATCAGAATTTTATTCTGGTACAATTGGATATTCATACAAAAGTATATTCTTAACAGAAAAAACAATAAAACCTATTTTAAATTTTCAACCATTTATTATAGCAGGTGGAATGGGAACACTTAAAAAATTAAAACAAATGGGTTTCAAAACATTTGATAAGTGGTGGGATGAGACGTATGATGATGAAGAAAACGATGAAAAAAGGTTAGATAAAATAATAGAAACGGTTAAATATATTAACTCTTTTTCAAATCAAAAAATTTTTGATATATATAAGGAGATAATTCCAATATTGGAACATAATTATAGGACGTTTAAGGAATTTAATAATTTAGAATATAATATTAAATTTTTCTTTAAAGAACCTTATAAAAATATGAATTGTTTTTGGGTTTAAATATGAAAAATAAATCAATATTAAAAGAATTTTTTGGTTTATCACAAAAAACTACTAAGTTAGGTGATACTACATTTGAACTTGGAAAAGTATATTCTAATCCATTTGCAAGATCGTTTAAACCTCAAAATGAAGGAAGTGGGATAGCACCATCTTTTGTATATGAACAAGATGATGATATTGATGAATATGATGTAGATGAGAACGATATAGAAGAAATGGAAGATTTTATAGCTTTTCTTAAAACAAAAGTTAAAGAAAAAGAAGCTTATAACGAATCAGTAATAGAAGAAGCTGAATATCAGGGTAGAAAGGTTAAGTTGGGTAAACCAATGCAAGGTGATGTTAAGAAGTTTAAAGTGTATGTTAAGAACCCTGCAGGTAGAGTCGTTAAAGTAAACTTCGGTGATCCTAATATGAGAATTAAAAAGTCGAATCCTGATAGAAGAAGAAGCTTCAGAGCAAGACATAATTGTGATAATCCAGGACCGAGAACAAAAGCAAGATATTGGTCTTGTAGAAAATGGTAATAATATAATATGGCAGATACTTCATTTTACGGTAGGTTAAAGAAACTCTTTTCTACTTCTACGATTGTTAGAAATCAAGGTGGTAAGTTAAGAGTAATTGACTTTGATGAAACGCAAGCAATTGCGACAAATTTAAGAGATAGATATATGAGATTGCATTCATCTACGATGAACAATACTTATGAAAACTATCTAGCTTACCAACAAATTAGACAAGAATTATTTAGAGATTACGATTCAATGGACCAGGATCCAATTATTGCATCGGCTTTAGATATCTATGCAGATGAATCGACAAGTAGAAACGAATATGGTAGAGTATTAGAAATTAAAACTAATAACGAACATATTAAATCTATTTTAGATAACTTATTCTACGATGTTGTGAATGTAGAATTTAATATGTGGCCTTGGTTTAGAAACTTAGTAAAGTATGGTGATTTCTTTTTACATTTAGAAATTGCAGAAAATTTAGGTATAGTTGGGGTTCAACCACTTTCTCCATATGAAATTACTAGAGTAGAAGGATTTGATCCAAACAATTGGCAGGCTGTAAAATTTGTGTATACTCCATTAGCAACAAAATCATTATTTGTAGCAGGACAAAAAACCGAATTTGAAAACTACGAAATAGCTCACTTCCGTTTATTATCAGATACTAACTTCTTACCTTATGGTAAATCAATGTTAGAAAGTGCAAGAAGATTATGGAAGCAAATTACATTGATGGAAGATGCAATGATTATCCATAGAATTGTAAGAGCACCACAAAAGAGAATATTCAAAATTGATGTGGGTGGTATTCCTCCAGGTGAAGTAGATTCATTTATCCAAAAGATTATTCAGAAATCAAAGAAAACTCCATATGTTAATGCAAATAGTGGTGAATATAACTTAAAGTACAATATTCAAAACTTAATGGAAGATTTTTATTTACCTGTTAGAGGTGGTGATAGTGGTACTGAAATTACAAACTTAGAAGGTTTAGAGTACGCACCAATGGAAGATATTGATTACTTAAAGAATAAAATGTTTGCAGCATTAAAAATACCTAAACAACATTTAGGATATTTAGAAGATGGTAACTCAAAGGCTACTTTAGCTGCAATGGATATGAGATTTGCAAAAACTATTGAAAGATTACAAAGAATTGTAGTTGATGGTTTAGAAAAGATTGCAATTGCTCACTTATACTCACAAGGTATTGATGACAGTGAATTAACAAACTTTGAATTAAGTTTAACTCTACCATCTTTAATATACGAACAAGAAAAGATTAATTTGTGGACTATGAAAATGGAATTGATTCAAAAAATGGATCAATTAAAAGTTATTTCTAAAGATTGGATTTACAAAAATATTCTTAACTTTACATTTGAAGAAGCAGAATTACAAAGAGAAGCATTAAAAGATGATGCTAAACTTACATTCAAACTTAATAATTTAGAGCAACTTGGTAAAGAAGAAGGAGATCAACAACAGGGTGATCCTGGTATGTTAGCACAACAACCACAATTAGGAAATGATGAAACTGGTGCACCTATGGATGTTGATACCGAAGAACCACCGGTTGATGGTGAAGAAGAACAAGAACCAACACCAAATGGACAACCATTAGATGTGGAAGATCAAATCAATAAATTAAAAGCAGATTTAAGTGGGGATGAACCACAACAAGAAGCAAAGATGGCAGGAAGACCTAAAGAATATTCTACAAGAGGTAAAGATAAATCACCATTTGGTAGAGATGTAATAGGTAGTAAAGATTTAAAATATAATAGTAGAAACGAAAGTTTTATTGATTCTATTAAAAAATCTATAACTAGGGGTGGTAAACAAATAATAAAAGAAGGAAAATCTATGATGGATGAACAAAATATCTTAGAAAACTAATTCTTATTTTAACACCTTATATTTATAAATGGAATAATGTATATAAATGAAACAAATTAAACATTCAAAATTTAGAAACACAGGCTTTTTGTTTGAATTGCTAGTGAGACAAGTAACCTCTGATATTTTAAACAATAGAAAAGGTATTGCTGAAGGCTTATTAAAAAAGTATTTTAACTCAAAGACAGAGTTATCTAATGAATTGAAACTTTATCAGTTCATAGTATCAGAAAGATATAACAATGAAAACAGAGCAGAACGCTTTGTAGATGCTGTTGTAGAAAGTAGAAAAAAATTAGATGAAAAGAAAATCTTAAAAGAAAAGTATAATCTAATTAAAGAGATTAAAGATAATTATTCTATTGATGAGTTTTTAAGATCTCAAATTCCTAATTATAAAGTGTTAGCATCAGTATATAAAATATTTGAATATAAGATCAATGATTCACAAAATTACGATCCAAAGGATTTTGTAAACACAAAATATACTTTAGTTGAACATTTAACTGGAAAAACTCCAACCATTAAAACAATTACAGAATCTACAATTGCAACTGAATTAAAAAAGGAAGATAAAGAAATCCAATTACTTTCTTATAAAATGTTAGTAGATAGTTTTAATCAAAAATATAGTAACTTAAATGATAAACAAAAAGGATTATTAAAAGAATATATTAATTCATTTACTAATTCTGATAATTTAAAAGTTCATTTTACATCTGAAGTAAAATCTCTTATTAAAGAATTTAAATCAGCTGCTACTAAAATAAACGATAAAGTTACTAAAATAAAATTAGCAGAAACAATTAATCAATTAAATAAAATTTCTAATATTACCAAAGTAAAAGATAATCATATTACATCATTAATGATGTGTTATGAGTTAGAAAAGGAATTAACAGATGTCTCATCAACTATCGGAAGAACAACTATCTAAGTTAAAGGAAACTATTCGTAAAAGAATTAGAGAATTTACTGGAACTGCAAATGTAGCAGGGTATAATACTCCACATGCTTTTGGTAAAGATACAAAAGGTGATATTAAAAGAAAAGTTAAATCAGCCGGAACTGGATTTGAATATGCTAAAAGTATATCTGAAAATCGTTGGTTAGAATTAAAAAGAGATGAAACAAGAACTCCATCTCAAAAAGTTTCACATGGTATTAGAGAATTAAAAAACCAATTAGCAGAGATTGAAAAATTTATGGGTTGGTATTCTAAATTAAAAAGTGAAACAAATTTAGGAAAAGCAGATTTCTTTAAAAGAACTGAAAATAACATCAGAAAAATTAAAGAAAGAATTATAAGAATGGCAAATACTATACAAGAAATTGATAGTGAAGAAGCAAAAGAAGAAAATATCAATGAATTATTTAATGTAAAGATTTTACCAAATTGGTTATTTAATGATGTAAAAGATTTTCAATATTGGTATAAAAATGGAATGCCGTTAGGGAATAATAAAGGTAAATTAGCTAGATTAAATAGTTCCGATGAAAAAAAACTATTTGATTTAGTTAAAAAGTGGCAAAATGATGACCCAACCGCAAAGGATAATATCAAACAACTTTTTAAACAAAAAGGAAAAGTTGTTAAAAATGAAGAAGTAAAAGAAGAAAATATCAATGAAGTAGAACCTAAAAAACCTATGGCAGTTGATAAATATGTAGTTACTGCAACTCCAAAGGGTGCAAGTAAAGAGGCAGATAGAAGAACAATAACAAGACCAGCTCCTAAAAACTCAGCAGAAACACAAGCTAAGAGTTTTAAGAAGATGGATAAATATCAATCAGTAAGAATAAAAAAGGCATAATATGAAATTATCAGGATTAGTACCAATGCAAGCGTTGGGTATGGTAAGTAAGGGACCTAAAATGGTTAAAGAATCAGAAACAATGGTCTCAAATGATAAAGATACAAATGTAGCAAACGGATTACCACAAACACAAGGTGATTCTAAAATTACATTAAGTAAAGAACACTTCAAAAACATTGTTAGAGAAGTAATGAAAGAAGAAGAAGAATACCAAAAAATATTCCACAAAATGTTGAGTAAATTTGGTGTTAGTTCTCCTGCTGATTTAAGTGTTGATCAAAAGAAGAAATTCTTTACAATGGTTAAAGGCATTCAAAGTGAATTAAAAGAAAGAGCTAAAATGAAAGAAGCTGAATTAAAAGGTGGACAACATAAATTAGATGTTGATGGTGATGGTGAAATTGAAGGAAGTGATTTAGCTAAATTAAGAGCAAAGAAATAATTAGGAGATAGTATATGTTATTGAAAAGAGGTGATAATAACGAACAAGTAAAACAATTACAAACTAAATTAGGTTTAGAACCAATAGGAAACTTTGGTCCTAAAACTGAAGAAGCAGTAAAAGCATTCCAATCAAAGAATGGTTTAACAGCAGATGGTATTGTGGGTGCTGGAACTTGGGCAAAAATTATGGGGGAAGCAACAACTTCTACTCCAACACCAACTCCAGTGGCAGCAACTCCAATTGCAAATAGTGGGGCATTAAAATTATCAAACTTAAAAGGACATATTCCTGATAGTGTAATTGCAATGATTCCAGAAACAGCAGCTAAATTTCAAATAGATTCTCCATTAAGATTGGCACACTTCTTAGCACAATGTGGACATGAGAGTGGTGGGTTTAGAATAGCAGCTGAAAACCTAAACTATTCAGCTAAAGGATTAAGAGGTATTTTTGGTAAATACTTCAAAACAGATGCAGAAGCAGCCGCATATGAAAGAAAACCAGAAAAGATTGCAAACAAAGTTTATGCAAGCAGAATGGGTAACGGTGCAGAAGCAAGTGGTGATGGTTTTAAATTTAGAGGTAGAGGATTTATTCAATTAACAGGTAGAGATAACTACACAGCATTTGGTAAATCAATTGGTGTAGATATTGCAAATAATCCTGATTTAGTTGGAAGTGAATATAAATTATTATCAGCAGCATGGTTCTGGTCTAAAAACGGATTGAACAAATTAGCTGATGGTGGAGCAAGTGATGCAGTAGTAACATCTATTACAAAAAGAGTAAATGGTGGAACTATTGGATTGGCAGATAGAATTAAACATTTTAAAGAATATTATCATTTATTAGCATAATGAACAAATTATTAATAGAACACAACTTATTTGAAGGTAAAATTCAAGAAGACCAAAACGGAAAGTTTTTGGTTAAAGGTGTTTTGCAAAGAGCAGATGCACCTAATCAAAATAAGCGTATTTATCCTTTTCCTATTTTAGAAAGAGAAGCGAGAAAGTATGATGTATTGATTAAGGAAAGAAGAGCATTGGGTGAATTAGACCATCCTGAATCAACTGTGATTAACTTAAAGAATGTATCTCACAATATAGTAGAAATGCATTTTGATGGTAAAGATTTAGTTGGGACAGTAGAGGTATTATCTACACCTTCTGGAAATATCTTAAAAGAATTATTTAAAAACAATATTCGTTTAGGTATTAGTAGTAGAGGATTAGGTTCAGTAAAACCAATGAGAAACGATGAAGTAATGGTACAAGAAGATTTTGAATTGATTGGATTTGATTTCGTTTCTAACCCTTCAACACATGGAGCATTCTTATCTCCTGTAAATGAAAGTGTAAGTAAAGAAATAGATGAGTGTGGTAGATTTTGTAAGGCACAAGATTTAATGAGACAAATTATTGAGGAGTTAAACTAATGATAAAATTAAAATCATTATTGAACGAAGTGTTTCCAATGGGATTTATGATAGCTGCAGCAAATGCTAACATAAAACAAAAAAAGAAATCAGATTTAGAAAAGCAATCAAAAGAAACAATTGATGCAGCAAAAGAGATGGATTCAGTAATTGATATGTATAATAAATTAAGTAAATCCGATTTAGATAGTATTAAAAAAGGATATTTACCACTTAATATTGAAAATAAATTAGATAAATTAGCAAAATACGGAATTACATTTAATTATCAAACAGGAAAATTCAATCAATAAAATGATAAAGTTAAAAGATTTATTAGAAGCATACGATCCAGCTGAAGCATTTCACAAAAAGGTTAGTAAAATGACCGATAGAAATGAACATAGTGCAGCTGCAGTTGAATTGGCAATCTATATGGATGACAGAGATGCTGTAAGAAAATTACAACAAATCAAAAAAGACCACGACAAAAGAGGTTCATTAACAACAGCAGACCAAAAAGAAAGAGATGGTTTGGTTGATAAGTTATTAAAGAAAGCAAAGAAAGAATTATCCGAAAAGGACTATAAATTAATCAATAGTTCATTTTAATATATTTATATGAGTATGATAAAGTTAAAGAAATTAATGGGTGAAGGTGAAGATAAGAAAGCACCA